TCTTAATATCCAGCTTATGGTTTAACCATGCGCATAAGTTATCAATTACTTATGAGTGTAGTTAGCCGTATTTATGACCTGGTGGTCATAATTAAGTCTGCTATTAAGCGTTAACCCATCGAAAAGGGAGTCGAATGCTATGAAAGATAGCACGTCGAAGAACCTTCAGTCTCAACTGAAGGTGCACGTTCCCACGGATTATCCGTGGAAGGTGTTGGGCTGTTTAGCCCAAGACCTTCGTGATTGTCTCACCGATAGCGATTATTTAGAGATAACCAGAATAGTCAGAAAACGCGACTATACTGCTTACCTCGAGCTATCAGAGACCTGGGGTCCACAGAGTATTAACCTCGGAGATACCACTCAAACAGCAATGTTTGCGCGGTATCAGATCGCATCTCTCTTAAAGAAGTTCCAGTTCCCCGGCGATGCGAAAGCTCGCCGGGATACTGCCCTGGAGAAATTCAGAGCAGGCGAGGAAGCGTGTAAAACCTTTAATAATGAATCATTTAAGGTCCTGCGCAACCTCGAAGAACCGGAGCTGCTCGAAGCGTACACGTACGCTAGAGCATTCCTTGAGAGGCTTCTAGGGTTTTGTCTACCCGACAGAAGCAAACTGACGTTTTGGTCGCGTCATGGCCCTGGTTCGAACCTGGACACCCGTAAGCGCCGTACCTCATTATATGATAAATATATGGGGTGGCCTTACTCGTGTACTAAGGACGCAACTGGGTATGCACGGTCTGCCATACAGGATGACGAACGGTGGCTTGGAGCTCTTGAAGACAGTTATCGTGAAAAACTTGGGATTCCCAAGCACGAGATACTTAATCAGCAAGAGTTCTGGGACACCGTTATTAACGTCGTACCCGGCAACCGGATCACGTTCGTGCCTAAGAACAGTCAAACAGACCGTTCTATCGCAATCGAACCTAGCCTGAACCTGTACTTACAGTTGGGAGTCGATGGATACATCCGTCGCCGCTTAAAGCGGTGGGGTGTAGACTTAGACGACCAACAAAAGAACCAGGAACTTGCTAGATTGGGCTCCAAATTTTGGAGGTCTGAGGATAACTTCGTTACCCTTGACTTGGCGGCGGCATCAGATACCGTTTCTACGGCTCTCTGTTACCACCTCCTACCCGTTCCTTGGTATAACTACCTCATGGATCTCCGATCACCCGAAGGGTGCGTTGGTGATGAAATCGTCTCTTACGAGAAGATTTCTTCCATGGGCAATGGTTATACGTTTGCGCTCGAGTCTGCAATTTTCACTGCCATTATCTATGGTGTGACGAAAGCAGCTCGGGGACACTTTGAACCGAACTATATGTCCGTTTTCGGTGATGATCTCATCGTAAAACGGGATATAGCGGACAAGGTCGTCAAAATGTTAAACCTGTGCGGCTTTGCCATTAACCACGAGAAGTCCTTCTTCGAAGGGCCTTTTCGTGAGTCATGTGGCGCCGACTGGTTTAACGGCACACCAGTTAGACCGGTGTTTCTAACAACCATGCCTTCTACGGTGATGGAACTGTGGTGCGATGCGAATCGCCTCCGCAGGGTCCTAAACCTACGGGTCATGGAGTTCGAGCCTCAAGTCTGTACGGCAATTGCTCAGTGGATACCCTCGGTTTTCCGAGAGATCACTGGACCTTTGTCCGATACAGACTTCGACTCGTTCATGCATTCAGTACGTCCAATAAATCGGAAGTACCGTAGCATGTGGAAATTCAGACGTCTTGTGGTCTCCCACAAGCCGCTGAAAGCGAGTAGCTTTCTTTTCAGAAAGCTGATGCACTCGCTCCGACCGGAGAATGAAGTGTTACCTCCATACTCTCGTAAGAGGTGGGGAGGAAAAGCACTCCAGACTGGAG